TGAAATTATTTAATCATCACGCGATATATTATTTTAAATTAAATTAGAGGTCTCGTAGCCAAGCGTTTAATACTGTTGCATATCTTATTGTTTGTATTATATTAATATCATTGCGGTGAGGATTGGTATCCAGTTAGGTTCATATACTAAATCACGTCAGTTCGATTCTGACCTCCGCACTTGTAATGCTTCCCTAGCTCAATGGTAGAGCCTTAGTCCTGTAAACTTTTGATATGTGTTCGACTCACATGGGAAGCTCTCTAAAACCACTTTTATAAAAATAAAACCCCCAGCGAGAGAACTGAGGGCTTAAGCAACACGTCACAAAGAGGAGGGGTGATGACGTGCGAATGTAATATACTATCCTGTTTTGCCATATCAAAATACCATAAAATTATATAACCGTTTCGAAAGGGTTGTCGGTTTTGTTAGCAAAGGGTTTCGAAAGGGTTTAACCCTGTGTTTTATAGGAAGTTACAATACATGCGTCTATTATGTATGTAGCTGCATATAGCTGCATATTGCCTCTTTTTGCAATGTTGGTGGTAATACATATAAACTATTAATTATTTAATCTTTCTTAATATAATATGAGAATTATATAAATAGATTTATATAAGTTTTAAATGATTTAAGATTTATACCTACTCATATAATATACTAAGCGATAAAAAGTCAATCAAAGAATATTATGAAGTTCACTGGATACTATTTATTAATATCTTTTGATAATGCTTGTCTTAACAGTAAGTTGCTATAGAATTAAAAGAGAAGAAGAGGAAATAAGATATGAGAGGTTACTATGAGACATCAAAGCAAAACACTAACCTTAGTAAAACGATGAAGGTATCAGAAGAGGCTTTTTGGGATACGTTCCCACAGCTATTAGTTGATGACCCTATAGATGCGAATGGAGAGCTTGTTTCTATTCTCCGTGCGTTTGCTCATTCATGGTTTGCTGGAGAGACAGAGGAAGCATTCATTGGTCGTTACTTCGATGTTGTTGAGAGTCGTGTTGATGAGTATGATGGGGTTGGAGTGTGAAGATACCGCACGAGCACCCAGACTATTCTGGGATAGTGCGATTCATTTGGAATAGAGATGGAATCTTTGGAGACGTTGAGCATGAGGTTGCGTGGCCTATAGGAAGACCTACTTGTGGAATGCAACACTAGCATGACCCCAATCCCATTCCATTGCCACCTATGCGATAGACCAACAATGAATATAAGTGGCGTATGCGATAGATGTGCTAAGATTATAGAATTAGAAGAAGAGGAGATCAATAAGAATGCTAAAAATACCAAAAAAGATTAAAATAGGTGGTCTAGTATATGATATCGTTAAAGTTGATGAAATCACTGTGCAAGATACGCCTGTTGCTGGTTCTATCAGCCCATCGCGACAAGAGATTCAGCTTGAGACTGGCTACAAGGACAACTTCTCCGATACAGTATTCCTCCATGAGATTCTACATGGGATTGCTTATCATACTGGCCGTATGGACTTATTTGAGGATGAGTCGATAATTGATTGCTTTGCTAATGGTTTGACTGCACTCATCAATGATAATAAAGGTATATTGGCTACTTAATTATGGGCATGGTTAAGATTAGAGGTAGAGGGTTTAGAGTATATTCGCTACAGGAAGCCGAGGATGCCGATTTAACGGTGATTGATGACTGGAGAAAGGCACAGGCTGGTGATTGGTTAAGAACTACAGATGACCGCGTTGTGCAGTGCATTAGGGTTAAGCAAAAGCGAGAGTATGATCAAAAATATACTAGCAAGGATGGCACTACACGAATGACTAGGCTGAAACCTGTCACGTTTATTGTTACTGGATATGGTATGACTGCCACACATGAGGCTTGTATAGTTGCCAAGAAGCAAAAGGCGGCATATTGGAACTCTGGTAGTGGTAAACAACTTATACGCGATATGCCAGCTACATCAATGCAAAGATTATTCGTTGACTACCTATTCCTCTTCGGTAAAGTCGAAAAGAGTGGTATGTGGACAAGAGAAAGTATTATTGATTGCTTTCAGGCTATTTATAGTAACAACAACCCGCTTGCATCGCTTAGGCGCGGAATGCATATCCTAAAGAAGAAAAGCGTTAGGGAATATATAATGGATAATATGAAAGATGAACTAGCGCATATAGGGATAAACGATTCTTATGTCGCAGAGGCATATAAGAAGCTCCTCGATGATGATGATACCAGCGAGAGAGGCCGTATTGATGTTTTGAATCGCGTCAGTAAACTACGTGGACACGATGATAAGGTTATAGAGAGAACTGATACCGATACTATAGTATTGTCTGCTGGAGACAAAAAGATGCTTGCTCAGTCAAGACGCAAGATATCTAGTGGCGACATGGATAATATGCTAAGCGAAGAATACATTGAGGTCATTGAAGACTTTAAAAAAGAAATGATATCTGACGATAATGAAATAGATGGAGACATAGAAATAAATGACATCAAAGAAGATCAAGAAGGACAAGAAGATAGTTAAGAGCGAGAACTATGCTCATGTTGATTTAGAGAAGAATGAGCTAAATGTTAATGGTGACATATATGAAGTAGAGAGGGCTGTAGCTGAATTTATTTATGATATGATAGTCTATACAGACCATATTGCAGATAATTATGCTTTAGTTGCTAGCAAGATACATCAAGCTGGAGCAAATGCTTGAGCTAAATCCAGAGGAGAAGACTGAATGGCTAAGAAGAATGTACTTAGATATATTCTTTTTTGCCAAGGTTCTTTTTGGAGACCCAAACAACCCCATGCACTTTCATGTGCGTCAACCATCACCACCATTTCACAAAGAGATATCAGATGAGCTGATGATAATGAACGCTGGAGACAAGTTGGCAGTAGTTGCTCCACGTGGTCATGCTAAGTCAAGCTTTATCAACCTCATATACCCTCTTCATCGCATTCTATTCGGTGAGGAGTTCTTTGTTTTGCTCATATCTGAGTCAGAGGAACAGTCTAAGCTTAATCTAGAGGCTCTTGGCGATGAAATTGAGCTTAATCCTAAGATACAATACTTTTTTGGTGACAGAAAGGGTGATATTTGGGGTAGCACAGCAAAAGAAGTCGTTACAGGGTTTGATGATGACGGCAAATCTACTGGAACATGCAAAATACTCGTTCGTGGTGTTGGTCAGAAGGTTCGTGGACTCAAATACGGGCCATATAGACCCACGTTAACCATAATTGATGACGGTGAGGGTGAGGCTAACGCTGGAACCCAATCTCAGAGAGATAAGTTCCGTAGATGGCTAAATGCTGCCGTAATTCCTGGGTCTGATGATGCTAAACTCGTATTTATCGGCACTATAGTTGATGATGAAGCCTATCTGAACCGTGTTGCTGGACCAAAGGCTTATGATGCTAGGACTGGAGAGTATCTTCACAAGGCATGGAAAGGTTTATTCTTTCAGGCGATACAACAAGAGGTAGAAAACAGCCAATTCGTTGCGTCTGGAAAAGAAATAATGGATGGAGATGAGCCTAAAGTCCTATGGCCAGAGCGCAGGCCTTATTCGTGGCTTATGGCTGAGCATGACAGATTAAAAGATGAGGGCGATTTAGGTTACTTCTTCCAGGAGTACCAAAATATTCCAATGGATGACTCATTTAGAATATTTAAGAAGGCTGACATACAGTATTGGGAGGGTACGTTCAGGATTATGAACAAACAGCCAGTATTAGTAGGTGGTACAGAGTCAGGAGAGCGTAAATTCATTCCAGTGAATGTATTCATTGGTGTTGACCCTGCATCATCTGATAATGAGAAGGCTGATTATACTGTAATAATGGTTATCGGAGTAGATAAAGACTATAATATCTATGTTATAGCATATCATAGAGCACAGATGCTACCGATGGATGGAGCAGATAAGCTTATAGAGATGTGCAATATATATACTCCAAAGTCAATCAATATTGAGAAGACAGGCCATGCTATGCTATCTGATTATATGTTTAGAATATCTAAGAAAACTGGAAAGTTCTGGAATATCAATCCGAAAGATGCAATAAAAAGTAAATATTATCGTATTAAACAGATGCAACCAATGTTTGCTTCACACGCTGTATTCCTCAAAGATGAGCATAGAGAGCTTGAAGTAGAGCTTGTATCGTTTAAAGAGCATGGTAAGGGGTTCAAAAAAGATACACTCGATGCATTACGGTGGGCAACAGATGATATCTGGGCACCAACTGGTGATTTTGATCCAGATACTAATAAGTATACATTTGAACCCACACAAACAGGACAAGATTGGCA